GGCTTGGAGCCTGCGATGAACATCGCCACTCCACCCAGTAAGACGATTAGAGCCAATATGCCTGCGGCGACTAATCTATTCATCAAACCATGTGGGCGGTTTCCATCTTTTCACTCTGAGAACCATAAGGCCATGGCCTCAAACATGATTAGATGAGATCTAAACGCATCTGCCTCCTCTTGATCGGCGTAAGTTTAGCGATCTCGGGAGCATTGATCTTAAAGGGCTTGATAGTCGCCGTTGGAGTCTTCATGTTCGCCTATGGCCTCACCATGATACTGTTGGCGTTGCGCCGAGACCTCAAGAAACTACTCAAGAAGCTTGGAGAGAAGGCGGAATAAAAAGGGCTTAAACCTCTTACCACTCTTTCCACGCTCAAATAAAAAGTGGTAAGCTACCGAGGCGAGCATATCCGAGGCGAAGATCAAGGCCAGCCACTCCACGGCCTCGACCAAATCCATTTATCCCATCTCCCTCAGCCTTTGCAGTAATTCGCTTAGATCCTTCTCGGTCTTAACCTCGGACTCAAGCTCTCGGATGGCGATCATCGTCTCCCGAATATCGGCTAAGATGTTACGCCTCTCCCGAATGCTCTCCACGAACGCATGCGGGGAAACCTTCGGCCTATCCGTGAAGAACCGCTGATCTATCCTCTCAAGCTTCTCATAGAGTTCTTCGAGTCTGGCGATCTGCTTCAATAACTCCTGCTCCAAGTCTATCTGCTTAACCCTATGCTCCCTATATAATTCATTGAGCTTGTCTGGATCGAGGATCAGCCTAGGCATGTGGAGTCTCAGATGCCGTGAAAGGCTGGCTATCGAAAACTCGTTGTTAAACGCCTCCACGATCTCCTTATACGTCCTACCCTCTAAAAGCATCTTCTCGATCTCAGCTCTCCTCGGATGCCTACATATCTTACAACCTCTATCGATGATCAAGTCGCCTTTAGGGGTCTTAACCCATATAACCGTAGGCTTAAGAAGTCTCCGAATAAATCGCCTGAAAGCCCTGCTATGCTTGTGAAGTAGGAGGGATGCCATGAGGGTGGCTATCGCAGAAATGATCGTGATAAACGTCCCTATGTCGATGTAGCCTAATTGGTAGGCGATTAAACTGACTATCGTGAGGATCTTCGATGCAATGTCTAACGCTTCCGCTATATTCAGCCTCATATCAACCATCCCATCTTCTCCATGAGGTTGATCACATAGATGGCGTATGCCGTCGCTCCAAGCAGGAATGCCCCGATTCCGGCGTCGCTATCCGCTATAGCCGTATATTGATAGCATTCGCCGAAGAGGTTTAACAGTAGAATCGAGTTGAAGATGAAGATGGCGATCAGATGCCAGAACCCGATCCAAGGAGCATTCTGCACGAATATGGAGAAGAATGCGGCGGCGACCTGACACAGCAACGCTATCAACATATACTTCGACTCCTCCCAACTCTTCCTCGCAATCAACTTAACCCTCCTATACGCCAATCCAAGCGATAGAATGAACAATGGCAAGACTATGAAGAACACTATGCAGATAAACATCACAAAGAATATCGCATACGCCAATATCCTCATCGCCTCATTCCCGAGAATAATGCTAAGGGTTAGGAGAATGACCGCCAACGGAGCCAATAACCCCACGATAGCGGCTAGCTTCCCCATATCGGATTCCCACCCCTAACGATAACCAGCCTGCATCTACAATTTGGATGAGCGGGAGGCCGCTTATACAGTCCAGACCTAACCTCTTCTGGAGTCCAAGTCTTTCTATGAAGTTCTAGGCATATGGGGCATGTTCTCTCATCCAGTTTCGCCACCCACATCAGGGAGAAGTCTATGCCTTCTCGAACCGCCTCAAGGCTCGTGTTGGCGATACTCGTATTGAATCCAGCCCATAGCCCGAATATTGCTAGGAGGCTAAGCCTCCGATCATAATCCAATCTCTGCCATGGATAAATCTCCTCCTCCGAGATCTCCTCCTGCTTCCCGATCTCAAAATAGTTTCTCAAGGGCTTCTGAGGCTTAGCCAATCCGCTAAGCTTATCGTTCACGATCTGGAAGAAGTCCTCGACCATGACATCTATGATCTCGTCGAGCTTGGGCTTAACCACGCCTAGATCCGGTAGAATCGACAAAACCTCGGAGACATACTCCGCTCCCTCCAATCCAGCTCGATAGACATAGCCTTGGATAAGCCTCCTAACATCCCCGCCATATCGCTTCTTAGCAGAAACTATGTCTCCAGCCTTAACCGCCCTCTCAAACAATTCTCTAAGATCTCGAAAAAACGGCTTCTCCAGCCCTTGAACCTCAATGTCATGTCGATCCCTATCCCTCTCAGCCTTCATCAAAGATTTCTCTGGAAAAGCCCTAGCAGACTGGGCCATGAGCTGGGCTAAAGTATCCTGAAGCTCCCATGCAAAGTATTCACTACTCCTCGCTCCAAGCTGTAGGAGGTTGAGGGGCATGTCGGCGATAGGAGTTTCAAGCCTCTCCAATCCAAGAGCCTCCCTAGCCTCATTAATCGTCTCGACCCCGGCTTGAACCCGCATAACGTGAAGTCTGGTCTGTTGCTCTGGGTTAGTCCACTCAAGCAGCTTGATCTTGAAGCCATCCAGCCTTAAGATCCTCTTAATGGCCTCCGTTACACCTGCGCCTATCACCCTCTGAAGCGATCTAATATGTTGCTGGAAGTTCACCATCTGATTCCTAGAAGTCTCCAGATTAACGCCTCCCTCAAGGCCATAGACTATCGGCGGAACCCTGAAGACGGCTAAGACCTTCTGCCTGAAGTCTCTGAGCATCTCCAAGATCTGAAGCTCCCTCACGGGATTGCCTAGATCCACGACCTCGATGTCTCCAGCCAATAGCAGATCGTCTCCGGGCTTGGTCTGCTTAAGCTGATCCTCAACCTTCTTAAACGTCACGTCATCAAACTGTTTTAGAATTATCGCCTTGGATAAGACGCCTTTACGCATGAAGACCGTGTAGTAGAATAATTCGGCTTCACGCTTAGCCTCTAAAATCCTCCGTAGAGTGACCAGTTTTGGAGATCCGTAGGCTCTATCGGCCAATGGATGTAAAACTATGTGGACTATCTCCTCCGGCTCAAACTCCACCTTATATGCGGTTTGCTGAATGTAGCCGGTCACCCTCCCATAATTGTCACGCTTAACCTGCATAGTCCAAGGCGCTATGATTCTCGGAAAATCTCCCGTCACCTCCAGATAGGCTTCATCGAATATCACCAATACTCCAGTCAAGTTTCTCAAGAACATCCAGAAATCGTCTTCACCCCACTTCTCGATATACTCCTCAACCCTCTTCTTAACGCCCTCATCCTCGGATTCGACGACCCATCCATTCGTTGTAACCGCATCGACTATCGCATCAATGCATGCTCTAACATCCGGGTCACCCTCAGCCAACTCCAAGAGCTTCTTCTGATCCAATCTCTTGGGCTCGCCTAGATAGCCGTAGAATCCCGGCAATGAGGATGCATAAGCCTTCGGCCCACTTTCCTCTGACTTGAATATCTTAGCCAGCCTCTTAAGCCAGCTCATGGCTATACCGTTTTTCTCAGACTTTAAGGATCTGAAAAGAGTGGATAGGCATGCCCGAGTTCAAGCTTAAGTCAGGTGAAACCGTTTCGGGAACCGTTGAGGCTGAAGACGAGCACCACATCTATCTCATAAACGTGACCAAAAAGAACTTGGATGGCTCCGTCACCAGCTACTACCGATACTGGATCAGGAAAGAGGATCTAGCCGTAGAGGAGAAGCCCAAAGAGAAGAAAGAGGAGCCTAAGAAGGTTGTCGAAAAGGTCGAGAAGCCTAGGAAGAGGACACGGAGAAGGAGGAGGAAGTGATCTACATCTCGACCATCGACGACCTCTTCAAAGTCACCCTCAATTTTTTATCAAAGGCTAGGCGGGAGATCCTGATATGCAGTTATCTCTTAACCATGCCTGCGATCCTCATAGAGCTTGTCAGGGCGAGGAATAGGGGATGCGTTGTAAAGGTCTTGATGGCGAACGATGATCGAAACAAGAAGGTTAGAGATTTCCTCAAGTCTCATGGGATAGATGCGAGGATATGGGTTAGCCGAAGAGGAATATTACATGCGAAATATATCATCGTGGACTCTCGGAAAGCCCTGATAGCGTCGAGCAACTTCACCCACGACGCAATGAACAACAACTATGAATTCGCCTACATAATCCGCTCAAAGCGGGATGTAGAGAAGCTTAGAAACAGCTTTCTCCAAGAATTCAAGGTCTCAGACTGAAAACCCCATTAAGCCGAGAATAGGCCATGAACAAGCTAGCTCTACTCTATGGGGTCTTGGGAGGAGCATTATACGCCGTCTCAGGCTACCTGAAATCCAAGGAGAAATTCGATAAGCAGAAGTTTCTAAGAACTTTGGTGCTGGGAGCCATAGTCGGGGCCACGAATGCCATGCTAGGACTACCCATAACTGAGGAAGCGGTCTTGGTGGCCCTCTCAGCCGGAGAGGTAGCCGTGATAGAGAACTTCATCAAGGCCGTGGTAAAGCAGTATGTCAAGTGAATACCCGTTCTACATCAAGCTCAATGGTAGGCTTGATCCCGAGCAATTGCCGGACGGCGTAGAGGTCGTTAGAGTTGAGAAGATAGGCTTGGGATGGTGGAGAGTCTATATCAGATATGAGGGCTTGGAGCATCTTCAGGAGATAGCTGAGAAGCTTCATAAGGCGGGCTATAGGCTGGCGGACTCGGCGAACTATCGCATATTTTGAGAATCATAAGCATTCGGGGAGATCCATCAAGCATGAGCGGAGAAAAAGTAGGTTTCCAAGCCATAATCGAGATAAGCCCTGAGATCGTGAAAGACGCCGAGAAAGACGAGGAATATATAGGCTACTTTGAGGGAATAGCATCAACCCCGCAGATAGACTTAGAGGGAGACGCCTTCACGGTAGATGTCCTCAAGGAGAACGTGGAGAGAATCAAGGGTAAGCCGATACTATTCGGCCACGGCAGAGACCCGAAACTGAGAGATACTCCGGTTGGAAAGATCCTAGACGCTTGGATGGATGGAGGAGTGCTTAAAATCAAGGCTGGGATCTACAAGAAGTTCAAGGACATCTGGGAGAAGATCAAGAACGGCGTCTTAAGGGGATTGAGCATAGGAGGGATAGCTAAGAAGATCAAGCGTGAGACCGTGAACGTGATCGAGGACGCCGAGATAAATGAGGTCAGCCTAGCCCCCAAACCCGTGAACCCCTCGGCTCAAATCTACAATGTCTTCGGAAAATCCTTCAAGGTAGAGGACGGAATTCTAACAATAGTGGATGTAAAACTCGAAAAGGGCGGGGAATCCGAGGCTGGAGAGGAGAGGTTTGAGAAGGTTGATCTCGATCTGCCGATAGTTAAGAGGGCTGGCTGGGATGGCGATGCGGCGGCTAAGAGGATCTTCAAGTGGGCTGAGAGAGAGGATGGAACCATAGACAAGTCTAAGGCTGGAAAATTGTTCCTGATCATGAGGGGAGACGGTAAGCAGAGGGGAGACTATGCGTGGCCCGTCGGAGACATAGTAGATGGAAAACCGGTTCTCGTAAGCTCAGGAATAATCACGGCGATCAAATACGCTTCAGGGGCTAGGGGAGTGGCCGAGAGAGTTCCGGAGAAGGAATTGAAGAGGGTTAGAAGCCTGTTGGAGAAGCTTGTCGCAAAGATGAAGAAGGCTGAGATGCTGCCGGAAGACTATGAGGTTCCATGGAAACGTAAGGAGAAGACATTGATCTATGAGCATCTGATCATGAAGGCGTTGGAGGCCGAAGCCCGCTTCGAGGTGATAGACGAGCGTCTTGAAACCTTTGGAGACATCCTAGGAAAAAACATCGACAAAACATGTAAACTAAGCAATATAATCGGAGAACTGAAGAAGGCTGTCGAAGAGAGGGAGAGAAAGGTCGAGAAAGCTCAAGGAGAGAAGAAGCCTAAGGCCGTGGCCGCTGGAGAGGAGGTCGTGGAGAAAGCCGAGTCCAAGACCTATGAGAGCTATCCGGATTCGAGTTTCGTCACATTGCATAGGATTCTGAGAGAGATAAAGTAGGTGGAGGTGGTTTAAGACATGATCGTCCCACTCTACAGGAGCTGGTCGGGAGAGCTTGAGAAGGAGAAGCTACCCAGACTGAGCGAGAGCCAGTTGGCTAAGAGGGAGGAAGCATATCGAGAATTCGGTAAAGCATTATTCATGAAGGGCTACCTATCGACTGACGCAAACTTCCCAGAGATTCCTCCAGAGGTCTCAAGAGACATCATAGACGTTGTATGGTATGTCAACCCATTCAGGAAGATCTGGAGCTTTAGGAGGATGGCGTCGGACACCTTGAAGATCAAGGTTAAGACCGGGAAAGTAGTCATATCGGCTCCAGCCGAGGGAGCTAAGCCATCTGAGACCAAGCCGACGTGGGGAGCCGACGTGACTTTGACGGCTAAGGAGCTTAGAGCATACACCGAGGTATCCGCAATAGCTCAAGAAGATGCGATCATAGACATTGTAGCCGACTTGGTCAAGGACTTCGGAAACGCCATGGGCGAGACCGAGGCCAGAAACTTCCTCGAAGGAGATGGAAGTGGAGGCGATGTCTATAACATCTTCACAGGTTTGGCTAAGGCTTCCGGAGCCCAGACCAAGGATCTGGCTAAAGGGGCTCTGAAGGTCGAGCATATCCTAGACGCCGTAACCTACTTTGAGGAGACCTTTGGAAGCGTTCCAAGGCTATATGTCTTCGGCCATCCAAAGGCTCTCCGACACCTACGCTACGACATCATGACCAACTATAAGCAGGCTGGATTCGCCGAGAGGGTGATAGCCGGCTACGAGATAGAGGAGCTGCTAGGAGTGAGAGACATAATCTCAACGCCGCTGATAACCGTCCACGACTACGCGGCGGATGACACCACCAAGGTCTCAGACGTGATAATATGTTATCCAGACCTAGCCGCAGTCGCCGGAGACAGGAGAACCCTCACGATCGAGAGGGGAGCTAAGGATGTGACAACCGGGCTAACGCCGATCGCCGTGAGCGAGAGGGTCGCATGGTCTATCGCCAAAGACGAGGCAATATACGTGATCAAGAACGCATTATCACAGTAAGCTGGCTTGAATGACTAATCCTAAGGCTGGGCGATGGCGGTATCGATTCAGGCGAGCGTGGTCGTGGCCTAAACCCGTAGAAGAATTTATCTCGCTTTTTCTAATCTCCCCTTCTCTCCATATTTTTTGCGGAGAATCCGGTTTAGGAGATGTTAGAGTCGATCTTCATCTAGATGCAGATGTTAAGGCAGATGCATTCCACCTCCCATTTAGAGGCGAATGTTTTAGAACGGTCTTAGCAGATCCTCCATGGCATCTCGCCTACCACCTTAGACCTAGAATCATACGGGAATGCGTGAGGGTATTGAAGATTGGAGGGAGGCTGATATGGAATGCGCCTTGGTGGCCCAACTCTCGGAAATTGAAGGTTAAGGAGGTTTGGTATGCTAAGCCCAACACCTATCGAAACTGTCCGATAATATTGGTGGCCGAGAAGGTCTCAGCCTCATAAAAATTGCATTATATTGTTGAGACATGCCATACGCTTCGATCCGAGAGGTTAGAGCCTATAATGGCTGGAACCCGCTTCAGGTTAAGGGAGAAGCTTTAGAACGGCTCTCGGACACGGAGTTTAGAGCCTCTAGGAAACCTATCGTGGACTATGATTATGACGGCGACCTATTAGACGATGTTAAAGTCTATGTGGATGGAGCATCCGCCGGCATAGCCTCGATAGACCCGGATAGGGGGATAATAACGCTCCAAGATCCAGTCGCCGAGGGATCGACCGTCACAGCCGACTATTACTGGCATCCGATAGGCGATGATGAGATAAAGCTGGCCATCGCAGAGGCCGAGGCGGAGATCGAGTCTAAAACCGGGATCAAGTTTGAGCCTCACTCCAAGGTCGAGGAGATCATCTTAAACTATGGGTCGGAGTTCAATGTCTCGGAGCCGATCATCTCCATAACCTCGATCAAACACCTATACGACGACTCCTACAAGGAGCTGGGCTCAGACGAATATGAGATAGTTGACAAGGAGACCGGGAGGATCAGGCTTAAGAACATCATAGCCGGAGTAGCAGTTCCACCATGGTATCTCCCCCTAAGAGTTAGGCTGAGAGTGGAATACACGGCTGGATATGAGACGGTTCCAGACATGGTTAAGCATGCAGCTATCCTGATCGCATCCTATCAAGTATTGCTTAGAATCCAGAGGCAGATAAGCTTCTCCGAGGACTATACGGCTATAACGGTTGCCTTCAAGACTCCAAACGAGCTTACCGAGAGACTGGAGTTCCTGAGAGCCGAGGTTGAGCGGGTTAAGGACATGCTTCCTAGGAGGGTGGCTAAGATATGAAGCCGATCACGGAGGTTCTCGAAGCCCTGATAGGCGAGCTTCAAAAAGCCTCTGAGATCAGGGTTAAGCCGGCTTGGATAAGCCCCGGCGACCGAGTCCCCCTAATCACGATCTTGATGCATGACTCGGAGCTTAAGCCGATCGACATGTCTTGGAAGATGGTGTATGAGCTTAGGTTTCAGATCGATATATGGCATAAGACGGCCAAGGAGCGAGACAAGGTATTCGATAAGATTCTAGGCCATTTCGAGGAGAATAAGGAGAGGTTTCATGAAGATTATGGATGGTTTGACATCCGATTCACGGGCGTGACGGATCTTGAGGAGGAGGGGGTCTTCAGGAAGATAGTCATGCTCAGGCTTAGGATGGTGGCCTAAAATGTGCATGTTTAGAATCAAGCATAACGGCGTATATATTTGCGGCAAGCGATACCCGCTTCAATGCAGTCCCTCGATATGCCCCTACGGCGACCTCTATCAGCTCCTCGTTAAAACCGACTTCAAATCCGAGATGTTCTGGATCATGCCGGGGAGACATCTAGTAACGGTCGATGAAGCGGTAGAGGCGTTGAGAAACGGGGATGCGGAATACGTGGTTAAAAGCTTCTCGATAGGGGTGGCGAAACATGGCGAGAAAAGGAAGCATAGATGACGCTCTCAGCATAACCCGGTTCCTAGAAGTCATGCGAGAAGAGAAGGGAGATGGATGCCGAATAGTCATCATAGACTCTGGAATCGCCGAGGATCTAGAGGTCGAGGACTCGATCAACTTCACGGATGAGTCGATAATCGACACCGAGGATCACGGCTCGATAATCCAACACATTATAGCGGAAATTCTTCCAGAGGCGGAGATATATGCGATTAAGATTCCAGACCCGGTTCCAGACCACATTCTCATATCAGCCTTAAACAAGGCCATGAAGTGGAAGCCTCACGCCATAAACCTAAGCTTCACCTCGGAGATCCCCTCAGATGGAAGCGACCCATGCTCAACCTACATAGACTACCTAAGCCCCAAGACCGTGATAGCCGTGGCCGCAGGAAACGGCGGCCCACGATTCATGACAATAGGCTCTCCGGCCACGGCTAGAGAGGCTTTAACCGTCGGGGCCACGGATGTGAGGGGAAGGCTCTGGGTTAAATCGAGTAGGGGGCCGACTCTCGACGGGAGGTGGAAGCCCAATATCGTAGCCCCGACAAACTTCGTGATTCCATGGATCGATGAGGGAGAGACGTGGCCGGGGACGAGCTTCTCAACCCCCTTTGCCACGGCTTTGGCCGCAGTCTTGATGAAGAGAGTTGGAGACGGCTTCATGGCTAGACGGATCATGGAGCTTACCGCAGTCTCCATCCCCATAATCTTCACGGGCAGGAAGATCATGTTGAAGGGCTTTAGGAAGGCGAGCTTCGTTAGAAAATTGTTTGAGGCGTGGCCTAGGCTCATGGATTCAAGAAACCTTATCGGAATGGGGTTGCTGAATGCGTCTAAGGCCGTGGAGGTGGCGGATCGTCTCAGACTAAAAACCAATACTCAAAGTTGATGAGGTATGAGCTTCAGGAGACTCGTAAGCTATGGAGAGGAAACCGAGTATGGAGTGGCTCCAAGCGACGTATCAAAGTGGATAGGACTAGCCACAACCTTTAGAGGAGGAGTGGAGCCGGCTGGAGACGTTTATGCGGCGTTAGACTCAGACCGAAAGAAGAGGCCGATGATCCATGGAATAGATGTCAGCCCACATCTCGAATACTATGTTCAAACCGCTCAATTCCTGAAATACGCCTTCGGAAAAGTCACCACGACTGGAAGCGGGCCATATGATCACACCCTTGAAATCTCCGAGGATTACGTTCTGCCATCCGTAACCCTATTGGAGCATAGGATCGGATCGCCGGTTCACGGGTTCCAGTATCTCGGATCTAGGGTTGAGAGCCTAGAGCTTTCATGGGATGAAGATGGTTTCCTAACCGCTTCAATGGACTTCATAGCCCAGAAAGTCGAGAAAGTCACATCTCTGCCCTCCGTAACCCCGCTCGACGTCGAGCCGTTCAAGGCTTCTCAGAAGACCGTTACGATAAACGGGGTTCAAAACGATTACGTGGTGAGCGGGAGCATAAGCCTAACCAATAACCATGTCAAGTATCCGAGGAGCGGGGACTGGATAAAGGGAGCCGTCGCCGACAGGGTTGACTTGGAGGCAAGCCTAGACATCTTCTACATCGACTCAACCATCCTCGAACTAATGCTGAATAAGACTAAATTCGATGTCTCCATCAAATTTGCGAGGGGAACCGACGACTACATCGAGATCCAACTTCTAGGCTGTTATGCCACGGTCGAGGCGGAGCTTCCAGCCGAGGGAGAGCTTATGCAGACCCTCAACCTCAAGCCATCAAACCTCAAGATAATCGCCAGAGACAATATAGCCGAATACTAGAAGTGAGGCTGGATGAGCGAGGAGATCCCGACTCCAGAAAAGGTTAAGAAGCTGGCATCCACCTCAAATCTCTTCAAGCGTGAAGTCGAGTTCGAGATCCAAGGCGTCAAGTTCAAGGTTAGGAGGATGACCTTGAAAGAGGAGATCGAATGGTATCGCTTCAGAGATGAGGTTTTCAGAGACGATAAGCTCGATGATACCGAGAAACTCGTAAAGATTTGGGAGAACCTGCTTCAGAGATGCGTAGTCGAGCCCAAGCTTGAATCCTATACTGAGACCTTGCCGGGGTCGGTTATAGGCTACCTCTTAGACGTTATCCGAGACCTCCATCTCTGGAACGTGGATTTTCGTGGATTGAAGCCGGTCTCCAGCTAAACAAGGAGTTCGAACCCTATCTACTCGCCGAGAAATATGGTTGGACTCATGAGGAAATCATGAAATTGACGAGAGCCGAGGCATTATATTATCTTCTCAGCCCCTCGGCTTATGAGAAGTGGAGGGAGAGAATGGAGAGGAGGAGATCTCGATTATATAAGCTCAAGAAGATGTTTTCAAGGCGTAGATCATGATCACCCTCCAAGGCTTACCCGAGTTTAAGAGGAGTTTAAGACTGCTCAAGACCGAGGTTAAGGGCAGATCTGAGATAAGGTTATCCGCCCTAGCAGGCGTATTCATGGATAAAGTCATGGAACTTGTTCCAGTCGATACAGGCCGACTCAAAAACAGTATTGGAATGAGGCGTGAAGGCCGGAACAAGATAGTCGTCGAGGCAAAAGCTCCCTACGCCGGATTCGTGGAATATGGAACCAGACCTCACATCATTAGACCTAGGCGTAAAAAGGTGTTGAGATTCGAGGTCGATGGAAAAGTCGTCTTTACCACTAGAGTTTATCATCCGGGAACATCTCCCCAGCCATATTGGAGACCATCATTCCACCACGCAGTTGAAGCATTGCCAAAGATATTCGATGTCTGGGAGGTGGTCGAGTAATGCCGGTTCAAGAATTCACTCTTAAGGCCATTTTCGAGGCCGAGGATCGTTTAAGTAAGAAGATCGATGCTATTGAGAAGAAGCTCTCAACTCTCGGTAAGACGACCACTCAATCCGGATCAAAGCTGAGCAAGCTTGGAAACATCTTCAGA